TACTTTATCAATACCAAAAAAATTAGTTATTTTGGCTATTGTATCACCAACACCTTGTGATTCTTGTTTTGGGTCAAATCCTTCCATAATATAACATTTTACGTTATATAAATATATATAAAATTAAGGAAAACTACCAAACTTCCTTATTATAAATTATAAGTATTTTTTATTGCATTATAGTTTTGAGTGATTTCGGCTCCAGATAATGCTCTATTATATAATCTCATTTGATAGAATATAGGTTGTAGTGATACGTTTGAGTTATTTAATACATCTGTGAATCCTGTACCTTCATTAGTATGTCTTGCACCAAAATAGAAATTATTAGATGTGAATAGAGTTTGAATACTCACTGTATCTGTAGTACCAACTTGTGAACCATTCAGATACAAACTATGTTGTGTACCATTAAGAACAAAAATCCATTGTCTTACAGCATCACTAGCTGTTATAGTTTTTGAGGATTCAGAAGTTGGCTTACCATAATTTATTGTTGTTGAGCCATCCATGTAAGCAAAGTAGCCAGCATCAGAGTTGTAAAATTCATTACTCCAAATAACTCCCCAAAATGATGTTGGATTAAATGAAGCAACCACTTCAACTGTTACAGTACTAGCACTAATATTATATGGAACACTAATATAATCAGTTCCATTATTATCATCATTATTTAATTTTATACCACCACCAAACGAACCTGTATATGAAGATGAACCTTGTAAAGTTGCATCATAACCATTACCTGAAGCATCAGTCCAAGTTGTTCCTGATAAGGGTGCTGTTTGTAAATTAAATACTAATCCATTTGTAACAAAAGGTGAAGTTGTTGGAGTTGGTGTTGGAGTTGGCGTTGATGTTGGTGTAGGGGTAGGAGTTGGAGTAGGAGGTGTATAAGCTTCACCATTTTCTTTAAACATTACAAAACCTTTTTTAGTAATGATATTAGATGATTTCTCATTCTTTTTGAATGGATTCTTGTCATTATTAAATAAAGAATATTTGCCTGTTGATACCATTGTATATAAATATTAAAAAAATAAGTGCTCCTTGTTTAAAGGAACACTTATCAAAGGTATGATGGTTTAACCTTTATATCTCTATAATGAAATGCGTTGTTTATCATTCTGCCACTGTCCATCATATTTTTCAGCAGGTGCACACTCATGAAAATAAATTTGTGCTACTCTAGCATCTTTTTCAATGAATATTGTTTCATGTACATAAAGTAATGTACCCATATTATCTGTTTTAAAACCTGGATCAAATACAGGGCTATTAATAATAGCACCATTACGATATAATGATGAACGTTGTTTAATAAATGCTACTCTGTTTTCTGGTATGTTACAACCTTCCCAGAATGTAATATCATATACACCTTCATATAATAACCATCCTTCAGCTCCATCTAATTTAATAGTTGGTAATGAAGTATATGTAGTTAATTGTGTTTTATCCTTTAACACTTTACCAATTGGACCAGGACTATAAGTACCATTTCCAATTTTGTTACCTACTTTATTCACTGCTTTTAAACTAAGATCATAACCAACTTGCGCTGGTTTACCTTTGGTTTCATCTAATTTCAATAAACCTTCTTCAATAATTTGTTTAACGTTTAACATATTTTTTTATTTAAAGTATCATTGGTTTTTCATGCCCTACTATTACTTCAGGATCAACCCAAATATCATATCCTTTTTGATTTAATTCATAACATATTGAAATATCTTCTGACATTATATCTTTTATAGTGACTCCATTATGATTCCACTCTTTCCAAATTGGTTTAAACCATGGAAATTCAAGAGATTCAAATACTCCTTTTTTAAATAAAGTCCATCCAAATCCTACAAAAGCTGCTTTAAATAGTCCTTTTTTATCAGATAGTGTTTTTTTAGTCATAAATTCATAAGTACTATATTTTTGAAAATAATCTTCATCCCAATGTTCAGAAACTGTGTATAAAAAGTTATTATGCATTTTATATACTCCACTAACGATATCTTTATCAGCAGATAATAATTTAAAAAAATGAGATGGATTAAAAACAATATCAGAATCAATCCACATTATATAATCATAATCTACTTCACCTTGAAATGGTTTTTGATGTATTCCATTTTTTAATTCACCTCCCAAACATATGTTGCGAGCATAATATATTATAGGAGAATAATGTTGATATATTATAGTGTTAATTCCTTGGTTAACACACGCTCCTAATAATTGAGACCATGATTTAAGAAATGCTCCACTATATTCTTTACCTGGAAGGCAAAATACTACGTTCATAATCTGGTATTGTTTGTGAATCTTTATTTTCCCATGGGTATACTATCCATTCATTTTCATAAGCAATCTCCCAAAAGTAATTGGGTTGATAGTCAGCTGATTGTTTCCAGTGTAGAGCGGCAGTATAGATATTGTTTTCAAATTTAAATCGCTTTAATGTTCTACCTGTATCACAGATATCATCTACAACTAGAATATCACCCTCTATTGATGCTATATTAGCTTGAGCTACAAATGGAATACTTAATCTATGAGATAACATTACTGCTGGAATCAATCCTCCACGAGGTAATCCACCAACAGCCTCTAATTTAACTCCACTAGTGTGGATGCTAGCAACTATTCTGTTAACTGCTCTATCAACATCGTTCCAACTTAAAAATCGTCTATCCATTATTTATATCCTTCCATATTTAGTTTTAACATTTCAATTACCTCCATCTTAGCTGTTCTACTATGATCAGCAAATACACCACTTACTTCACTTGTAACCATACTAGCGCCAAAGTGTTTTACGCCTCTACAACTAACACAGTTGTGGTATGAGTGAATTACTACCATTACGTTTTCAGTTTCAGCTACAGCTTGAATAGCATTATGTACAGCTACTGTAAGTTGTTCTTGAATAGCACCTCTACGAGCAAAATGTTCTACAATACGATTCAATTTACTTAAACCTACTACTTTACCATCTTCACCTGGTATATAAGCGATATGTGCTTTACCTAAAATAGCCTGATGATGATGTGAGCACATACTAACAATTGGAATATCTCTTTCTAATACAATACCTGCGTAACCATCACTTGGAAATGCAGTAATGTCAGTTGGTAACTCATATCTACCTCTCCATAAATCAAACACATAGGCTTTAGCTACACGACGAGGTGTTTCCATACTATTAGGATCATTTTCCCAATCAACACCAAGTGCTGTTAAAAACTGTCCATATGCTTTTTCAGCATTAGCTACAATACCCCATTTTTCATCATCACTTAAAGAACGATGTTTACCATCCTCAAGTAATGACTTTAAATGAGTTGAAATACCATTAGCAAAACCTGCTTGTGCTGTTTCTAATGTTTCTACATTAGCTATTTTCCTGCGTTTGTTCTCCATTATTATTTTCTTTATTATTTAATATATCAATTTCTTTTTGGGTATCCAAAAGTTTCATTGCGACCATAGTATTCCAAACTGAAATTTGATTCCATAGTTTTTGGATTTCACTATGTGCTTTATTAATTTGTCTCCATTGAAATAATTGCATACCCATTAGAAACAAAATAATAATAAGATAAAAGTGTTCTTGAGTTAATGTAAATGTCATATATATATTTTAATCTATTACAATTATTTCTCCTGGATTATGAGATGGAGTGTAGAAATCATATTTGTGTTTTTTTAATACTTCTTGTGTTAGATTTCTCATTCGATCAGATAATCCTGTTATAATTCTAATAGGCGGATTATTCATTAAAATAAAGTTCTCAACTACATCTCTAACATCATAATGAGATACACCATGAAGATCTAGCTCTTTCATTTTAATTTATTTATTTGTTTAAGCATGTCTATTGTACCATATATAGCTACAAAAAATAAAATTCCTAATGATATAATAAGAACTATTGTATTCATATTATACATTTAATGTTTTATTCCAAGCTGAGATATGTAAACGAGTCAGTCCTCTAAATTTATATATTTTAGCCATTTCTAAAACGAAATTAGTACGCTCATGGAAATCATCTTGATCATCTAAACCAGGCATACACACTACATTTTTAAGAGGTATATTGAATGGTTCTACAAAGTCACGGAATAATTCCTTAACATCATCTTCTGTGCTGATAACAAATTTAAATTGGTAGTTTCCATGTTGCATGATTCTTTTAATAGCATCAGGTACAATACGTTGTTTAGCTGTCATACCTGAATTAGCCAACTTAGGTGAGCAGTTAATTTGGTTTAAGTAACTAAATAAATCATCTTCAATTACTACAGTACCATTAGTTTCAATTTCATTATAAACTTGCCAGCTGTAATCTCCATTTAAATTCCAATATTTAAAGAAATTAACAATAGCCTCTTGATGCCCTTTAATTGTAGGTTCACCACCAGTCCAAATAATATGAATAACACCATTTAAGATATCATCGTAGATGCCTTGTTCTTTCCATCTATCAATTAGATATTGAAACTCTTTATCTTCACCTCTCCATAACCACTGGCTTGTAGAATCACAAGTCCAAGTTGCTTTACCCTCAGCATGTAAATCACCAACAAATATTTCTCCGTCTTCTAGCTTTTGTTCTTTAGCTAATGCATTTGCAAACTTACGAGACATACCACAAGTTAGGTTACAAATACCTAAACGAACAAAGTAAGAGGGCACTCCTGAGGAGATACCCTCACCTTGGACAGAGTAGAAGTCACTAGAAATTAATAATTTATTTGGATCAATTTTACTCATATGTTTGTTTTTTTATGTTCTAATAATACTTTTTCAACATGTTCTTTAGCTTTTTCCCATTTAACAGGACCAGTTTCATCAGCGTAAGCTACAGGATCAGGACGATCAAGTTTTAAAAATGCTTCAATACGTTCTACAGAAGAAGCTGATTTATAATCTGAATACCAAATTGGTTTGCCACTAAATGAGTCTATAATTAAAATTGGTTTATAAGATGTGTTAGTACGTTTATATACTTCATCAAAATCAAATCCTAATTTTTTACAACATACTTCTCCATCTTTTAAAATATCAAATTTATTAATTGATAAGTATGGAGTATATACACTGATTAATTCACTATCCCAATTACCTGTTTTAAATGCTTCAAAATCAACATCACGAAACTCTTGTCTACAATCAGGATAGATAGCATGGTCACCAGCATGAATACCCATTGCAATAGCAACCTCTTGTTTTTCATCTTTAGTAGCAATTGATAATGCTACTGCTTGAATAATAGAACTAAAAATCTTATTACGATTAGGTACTACTGTTTCTTTCATGTTAGCTTGTTCATAATGTCCTTCAGGAACATCTTTCCCACCACTAACAAGCGCTGAATTTAATAATTCACTTAATCCTTCAAGTTTAATTACTTGATAGCGTACCATAGGTACTTTAGCTTTAAATAACTTGTCATTAACATACTCAATTAACTGTTGAGCACGTTCAAGTTCAACTCTATGTTTTTGTCCATAATCAAATGATAACGCTGTAACTTCATAGCCATTGGCAAGTAGATGAAGCAGCAATGAGGAACTATCCATTCCTCCACTTAATGATAATACTGCTTGTTTCATTTTATATATTGTTTAAATTTTTCAACATTAAAGATAATATTATCCATTCGCTCAGTCAAATCTACTTCAAATAGTTCTTCAATTTTTGTTTTTGGTTTATATTCAATTCCGTTGTCTCCATATCTAACACCTTCAGATCCTACAATAATTGGATTTGATGTGTCAACTGATTTAATCCATTCAAAATTAGTATAAGCCATAAACTCTTGAGGTAATGAACATCCTAATAAATGATGATAAACATGTTTATATACTGTATCTTTTTCAACTAAACGTCTAATCAATTCAATTCTACCTAACATTTGAGCATATACTGGTTTATGGTTAGGATAAAATTCAGTATAAGCTATACTTGAATGATTAAATGCGATATGTTTATACCCTATATCAATCAAAGTTTGATATGTAGTAATCAACTCACCCATATTTTTACCTTGACATACAGCCATAAACTGAGTGTCTTCAGGTACTTTATCTTTATAGTTAAACATCCAATGTTTAGCATTTCTTAAAGTAGCATTTGAATCATTCCATTCATCAGGTACTACAAATATGTCAGGTTTAACTAACCACATTTTATCAAATAAATCTTCAGTTGTATGTTTTACACCTTCAAATAATCCATTATCCATAATAATGAATCTTTGATCTAACCTAGCTTTTTGAAAATATAATCTATAACGATCATATTTATCTATTAAATGTGGAAGACAATAATCTATATCATTCCACTCATAACTGTGATTCATTAATTCAATAGGTAACTCATGACTTACTTTCATATTGTTTATTTATAATGGTGTAATTTCTTTTTCCATTTATCAATTTGTGTCTGGCAATACCACTTTCCTAACCAACTAGAAGCATTAAAATATTTTTTCTCCCATTCCTCTATTTTTTTAAATATAGGTCTATTAGCTTTATTAATGATGTCTATATCATAATAGCTATTTTCTTCTAGCATTGCTTTTTCCCATTGTTCTTTTTTATTATCCTTCATAGATAGCTGAGTTTTTATTATTTTCCATAAATTCTACTCTTGTAACTTTAACTCTATTATTAGTTTCTTCTTGAACAAATGTGTTAATTTTTTCAAAAATATATTTAGCAAATTGTTCTGCTCCTACAGCTGGTAATACTCTAGTTTGAGCTAAACCATGCTCACCCATTGCTTTAAAACCAGCTAAATATGGATCATCTTCAGCTACAACTAATGTATGATCAAATGTATAATCCATCCATTCTTTAGGATTCATACCATCAATTTTACCCTTAGCTCTTTTCATTCCTCCAAAATCCCATACCCAATTTCTTTCATCTAATTCACCTGCAAACCATACTCTAAATGAAACACCATATCCATGTAAGAAACGACAATGTGTTCCTTCTGCTTTCCATTGACGGAATACACAACTATATCCATCAAATAATTTAGTTGATAAAAATTTACTCATATAATATATTTTTTAGGTCTTCCTCTACGTTTTTGTTTTGCTCTGAAATTATAAGTAGCTTTTATTAGGTCATAAAGCTCTCTTAATGTGCCTTCAAAAGACTCCATTTTATTATCTAACTCTTCATCTTCAATTTCAAATAAACCAGTTATAGCTTTTTTATATAACTCTAAACGTTGTGGTTCATCTTTTTCAAAATCCTTCATTAAACGTCTATAACGTTCTCTATATATAGTTTGCGCCTCATGTCGTTTAACTGGGTCATTAATATCTCCTGTTTTTTCTTCCATCTCAAGTAAAGCATATTGTGCTTGCCAATAATATGATGAAAAGTCAAAATCTCCATTATCAATCCTAGCATGTACAGCATCTTTAGATGATAATGAAGACTTATCTTTAAATTTTCGCCACCAGAAAAACTGGTTATATTTGAGTGGTTGTAGTTTACTTAACTCTCTATTAATTATTTCTTTTGTGTGTATTATCATAACCTTTATTATTAAATATATCTATTTCTTCCTTGGTCACCAAATATTTGTCCTGTACATTTTGATTACCATGTTTATGTTTTGGTTCAAACGGACAATGTCTACAGCCATTACCACAACATTGGCCACGTTCAATATGGAATTGAGCGGTGAATATCACACGCTCACCTTCCATATAATAATGTATATCTTCTTTAAACAACTTCACAAGCACCTCCAGCACATGCTGCTTGGTCTTGTAAGTTAGTTTCATCACTAAATTCAACTACTTTACTTAAATCAAGAGCATGTAAATGTTTAACACGTTCATTAAATTGTTCTTCAGTAATTGTCTCAAATGGAGCTTGAGTATATGTTCCTAAATCCTCTGGTAGGAATGATAATGCGGTAAAATACTCTTTATTTTCCCATAACCACTCTCCTACAGTTGACCATTCTTCTTGTTTAATGTTTACTGTAGCTGATACGTTATGCATATTACTACCTTTTCTATGACCTGGTTTAATCCACTCTTTATTAAATTTCTTAATACGTTCAAGTAATTCAACAGCTGTTTCTTTAGGACGTACAATAGCGTTTTTAGGAGCACGCTGAGGAATAGTTACAATTGCTTGAATGTTTGGTTTAAAGAAATCATCTTCTAACAATTCAGGATGATGAATTGATAAGTGAGTGTATAATGCCTCGTTCTTACCAATACGGATTCTTCTTAAATAGAAGTCATCATGCCAAGCGTGAATACCACTTGATGTACCTAATACTAATGATGTAGTACCTGATGGTTTAACACATGTAACACGAGCTGCTTTATTAATGCCAATTACCTCAGCTAAACGAGCGTTTTCTTCAGTAGCAATTTTAGCTGCTTCTTTTAAACTAAAATTTAATACAGCACCTGAGGCAATACCAGTCATTCCGATACCTAATAATGCTTCTTTTTCAGTTGTTTTCTTCCATACATCTCTTAGATAATGGAAATCAGTATATGATGCTTGTAATGTACCAATGAATGCTGCTGCTTTAACTCTAGCATTTAAATCCTCTTGTGATTCAACTGTTGAGGCATTTACCTCACATAGATTACAGAATTGATTTGGTTTCAAGTTAATTTCAGCACATGGGTTAGTACCAGCATCTTTATCGTTTGAGAAGATAAATCCTGGTTCACCTGAATTACTTAATTCGATTTTCTTCCATAAATTAAGAAACACATCTTTTTCAATCTTAGATTTAATTAATACAGCTGTATTATTAGCTCTTCCACGTTGTGGATTATCTTCCCACCATGATCCAAACTTACATGTTAACATTTCCTCATCATCTAAATTAAATAATGCAATGAGGGCAGCGCGACGAATACCACCTGATAATACTGCATCAGCTAAATGACAGATGATATCATGACATTCAAGTGATGTGAGTTGTTCACCATCTTTTTTTCTGTCTAATATTGCTTGTACGTGTACTAAAGCTAATTTAAGTGGTTCTGGACCAGGTGCTTTACCACCTACAGTAATTAATTGAGCACCTTTAGGACGAATATCTCTAAAATCAAATAATGGAAGTGCACCACCACGTAAATAAGATTTAACTAATACTTTAACAGCATCAGCCCATCCTTCAATACTATCACCTACAAGGTAACGTTTTGATTTTAATGGCTTTCTTACAACAGGTAACTTTTCAATATGATGTTTTTGAACACTATATCCTACCCCACAACCAGAAAGAAGTAAAAACATTATTTCACTGAAAGAAGCGATGTCATCAATAGGCAAATAAGAGCAATTAAATATACGAGCATTATTGATGTCAACGGGCTTACCTGCAAATTGCATCGATCGCATCGATGGTAATACTTTTTTATTGTAAACAAATTTATAAGCTTCTTCAATTTCATTTTTTAAATTTGGGAATTTTTTTAAGTGCATTTCTTTGTTTCGATCTACTAATTCACTCCATGTTTCTCTTCTGTTTAATTCTGGTCTGAACTTGCTATACTTCATGTATGTGGTTATTTCAGATAGAATTTCTTGTGTTACGTCCATTTTGGTTTATATATTTAAAAGTTAAGTGTACAATATCATGCTATCTCTCGACAGCCTTTCTTTTTTTATGTTTTGATTTTTAAAGTAAGCGACTATCTAATTCAGTCATCTGGAGATATAAAACAAAATCTTCAAATATGTCTTTAGGTACACCTTTAAGTGACAAAGCATGTTCTTGAAGAAGTGATTCTGAAATCCTGTCGCTAGTTCCCTCTAATAATAATGGTTTAAAACCAGTAAAAACTTCATTAATAGTTTTTGTTTCATCAACATCACCAAAATCATCATTGTCTTGAAGATATTGAATCATCAATTCTTCAATTTTGGTTTTAGAGTATTCCATTTTTATAGAGTTTTTTTACTTCCTTAATTATTTTTGTTGTCAACTTAATAATAGCTTCTTTCAATTTCTGAAGTAATGCTTTCTTTTGTTGACCAATGCGTAGACCCTCAAATGGAACTTCAACGTTCTTCATATGGGGTTCTAAATATTGACGATATGCATTTCCTGCTAAAATAACAAACTTATCTTTATCAAGATTATAACCTTTTTGTTTTAATTGACCCAATACAGTCTCAGCCCATTTCTCACGTTCTGGAGCTGGCATTTCTTTCAATGTCTTATTGTATGGATCAATTTTAGCACGTAATGGTACTAAATGATACTTAGCGGAAATAATATATATATCATTTGGGCTAGTAAGTTTTTTGGCGTACTCCAATTGTTTTTTAAACAAATCAGAATTATAAAGTTCTTCAGCAGGAGCTGCTTGACTTTCTTTACCCGCGGAACATGATACTAATACAACCTTACTCATATAGGTATAAATATAATTAAATTAACTATTATTATTAAGTTCAAAAAATTTCTTTTTAAGTATATCCCTATCTACAGAGTCAAAATTTTCATTTAGTTTAACTGGTCTTTCTCTTTCAAGTGTTTCTTCATCAAGTTCATCAGTGTCAATTTGTATATGACCTGTTGATGTATCTATGACAGCTGAGTAAGTAACACCATCCATACCATATCGATTTTTCATAATATGGAATCTACCTGTACCACCTGCTTTATCTTGACGTCGACGTGAAATTGACATTGCAAAATCTGTAATCATCATTTTATTATAAGAACCAGCGGCTTTATCACCCTCAATAATATTGTCATTAGCACCTGCTCTATTAACCTGACTCACAGACCAAATTGGAACATTTAATTCACGTGCTAAACCTTTAGTAGCTACATAAACATCATCAATTTCTTCCTTACGTTCTTTACTTGTTCTATTAGCACGTAACAAGTCAACATAGTCAATAATTACTAAGTCAGGCATTTGATCTAAGTCTCTACATTTTTGAATATGCGCTTCAATAGTACTTATAGTTGCTTTACCTGTCGGATATTCTTTAATCACCAATCTACCAGGTAGATTAGTAATAACCTTTTCAACGTCTGTTCTATGGTTTTGAATGTTATTTACTGATATGTTAGTGAAACAAGCATCATATCTTTTACCAACATATGCTTCACTTAACTCAAGTGTATAGTGATTAACATTAAAACCAGCTTGTACAGCTGCTGCTCCTAGAGCAATTAATGACCAACTCTTACCACCACCTGGTCCTCCAAATATTAGTCCAAAATCACCTCCACCTAAACCACCTTGTAACAGTTGGTTAATACCAGGCCAAGGTGTAGCGACTGGATTTCTATATTCTTCACGATATCTGTCTTCAACATCCTTTTCATATTCATGACCTAAATTCTTATCCATACCTGCTTTTAATGCTGAATCAATTAGATGTCTAATATCATCATACATTCCAGATTGTAATAGATCTACAGATGTTAATAGTGCTTTCTTTAATTGTTGGTTTTTGCAAAAGTTACTAAACTCAGCTTCAACATACTCAGCATCTTCATTTGTTGCTTTATATGCTTCTTTTAATTGTTCTACTACTGATGTTTTTAATACTTCATTATCAATTTTCTTTACCTCAATATGTAATGTATCAAGTGTAGGTGTAGCATGCCACTTATCAAAATACTTAATAATTGTTTCTACTAACCATTGATGAGCTTGGTTATCAAAATATTCTGGTGTAGCTACATCACGAATATTAAGTAGGAATTTTTTATTCTTTAAAAGCGAGCTAATAACCTTGGTTTGAAAATTCAAACCATATTGATTTAATTTGCTGAATGCAACCATAACTTATTTTAATTTATAAACTTGAAGATAAGAAAAAATTTCGTTAAGCCAAATCTCTGTGTTAGGTATGGAGTTTTGAAGATTATCTTCGTTATATAACTTTAGGAAATGTAATTTATCTAATTTATTAGGTTCATTAGTTAATACTTGTTCTATTTCTTCTAAACTGTCTTCTGATAAGTCAATATTAGATAAATCCATTAATTGTTGATTGATAAGTAGTTGTTTTTTAAAATTAACTATATCACCATACAATCCATGTTCATTAACTAACTCTTCAGACTTAGTAAATATACTATCTAATGTAACTATAAGATTACCTTCTAGTTCTGGAAATAATTTAAATAGCTTTTTAGGTCCTAATCCTTTAACACCAGGTATATTATCTGAATCATCACCCATTAATATTTTTTTATTAATAAAGTTTTGAGGATATAAACCATACTCTTCCTTTACTAATTTAGGTGTATAGAATTTCTTTTTAATAGGTGAATATATTGTCACTTTATCATTTACTAATTGCATAAAGTCTTGGTCAGCAGACATTATATATACTTCACCATCTAATTTATTTGTTATATAACCTATAACATCATCAGCTTCTACTTTATCGATAGATAATAAATCAACAGGTAAACACTTTAAATACTCTACTAAACGTAACATTTGATTTTCAATAGAGGCTGATTCATCTTCTTTACCATCAAAACCATCCCAATTAGTTATACGTTGTAGTTTTCTATGTGCTTTATATTCTGGATATAGATTCTTTTTATTGGTAGTACTACCATTACCATCAAATATTAGAATAACTCTTGTAGGCTTAATATGACGAATTGCAAAACCAATCGATTTTAAGAACCCAGTGAGCCCACCGATGTGGGCTCCACTTGGATTCATATGGTTGATCATGGCAAAACTTCTTAAAAAGGTATTCATTGAGTCTACTAAGAGTACCTTACTGTTTAAATACAAGGCTTCTTGCTTAGTATTCTTAATATTGGATAGTATATCTTTAAACGTCTTGTTCATCGTCATTATCGATTTCAATCATTGGAGATATCTTACTACTTTCTTCCCACTCACTATTATCCTCAGTAACCTTTATCTCATCAATTTTTACTCCCTCACCAAACCATTCATGAGCATGGGCTGCTTTATAAGCTTTCTCATCATCTTTGTCATCTGGAATGAATCCATGAGGTGTAACAATTACTGTTGATGTGGTAGCGATTCCACAATCAGCATGAATTTTATCGATAGCGATCTTAGTACGTTTAGCAAATTCTACTTTCTTACCCTTATGTTGAGCGTGAATCTTACTTGTACCACTATTTGTAACATTACCAAATGTAATTACAATTGAGGCGTCCCAATACATTGTATTACCACCTTTATTAGTCATACGAGGTTGACTCATAGGAGTTAAAGCTGGTTGAACACCTGTTTTATTAATTACAAAGAATGTGTTAGTAAATTGATATGATTCTTTACGTGATAGTGGAATTTTCTGATTGATAAAATTACCAAACTGTGTAGCCATTGCTCCAGCATTCCACATTGGATTATTTTTACCTTGTTCAATACTTAAATCACATGGTATAGAACCTACTGAATCCCATAAGAATAATAAATCATGAGGTAAGTTACCTTTCTTTTGTTCATCTAAAATGTCAGCCATAAATGCTGCTACATCCTCAATTGAATTAAGAGTTGATCTATCAACATATAGAAAAAAACCTTTGTAATTTATTACTTCACCTGTAGCTTCATCAGCTTCAGCTTCACATTGAAAGCCCATTTTTTGAGCATGAGCGAAATCCCATTTCATCTCAGTAATGATAAACACCGGTAGAATGCCCATTTTCTGAGCATTCACCGCTGTTTCAATCATTAATGTTGTTTTACCTGTATCCGAGCCGCCTCTAGCTATGGTAATATGTCCCATAGGCACGCCTGGTATTGAGAGAGCGTCTTGTACTGCAGGTGAGAATGGAATCCACTTTTGGGTTTTAAAGTTAGACGATTGGTCTAGCTTTTTAGTTTTCTTGAACTTGTCAAGATCAAATGTACCCTTAATTGCTTGTGATACACTTGCATTTACACTTTTAGCGGATTTTGCCATATTAATTACTTGTTAAAAAGTTCATCAAATTCATCTTCATCAAACCCTTTTTTCTTAGTGTTAAGGGTATAGTTAGCCTTAGGAGCTTCTTGTACTGGTGTTTCAGTAACTTCTTCAGTTGTTTCTTCACCATTGTCCTCAGATGGTTCTAACCATTCCATTAACATAGTCTTCATTTCATCAAACTCATACTTTTTATAGAGTGATAAAACATCAGGCTGTTCACTAATCCATTTCTTGATAACTTCATTGTCTTCAGTCAATGGGCTAGTTTTTGGTTTAATACGAATAGATGATTTGTTGAACTTAGTACCTGTAACTTCAGGACCAACTGTATCAACTGTTAAATCTCTACCTTCCATAATGTCGGTGTAGTCTCCGATGTCCTCATCCTCAGCAATACCTAATAATTCAAGATACATTTCCTTACCAAATTGCCACATGCGAACACCTTTTTCTTCTTCGCCACGTACAATGACAGGAACAAATACCCTCATTTTAGGTTCAATCTTCTTAGCTAATGACCAATTTTCTTTGTCACTAGTTTTACGAAGTTGCTGTGCAAACTCAACAATTGGATCTTTTTCTCCAAAGTTAGTTAATGCTAACATGGTTTTGTTTCCAATACCATAATGGAACATCACTTCTCTGAATGGATTTGCTTTGTTAAGTTTAGATGGAACAATACGAATCACTGATTTGCCAACAGGTGGAACCCAGAAATTCTTGGCGCGGTCATCTTTGTTACCGCCGCCTTTACCTTTGTTTTGCAACGATTGCATACGTTGCTTGATAGCTTGTAAATCCATAACTGTTTATTATTTTAGAATTAAATATAAGATAAGTTAAGCCGAAGGCCAAACTTAGAGATTGATAATCTTATAGATAGTTGTTTCCAACTTTCTAAGATCAGGACCATTAGTTAATAAGATAGTGTTCTTATAATCAGTCCATTCAACTTTATAACTAGGATCAGCATAACCATTATTTAATGTTTTGATTAAAGTATTCAACGCATTAATAGTATATAATGTGTTTGACTCTTTCTTGCGGTGTAACAATATAGTATTAGGTAATACAGAAGTTGTACTCATATTACCTGGATCAATATTATATGTACAGATAAATTCATCACTATCCTTAGACTCTAAAATAAAAATTTTATTGAATAAGATAGAATAACGAGATGTAATAACCTCAATTGTTTTTTCTATGTCTTCTTTCTTTGAGAAAGTTGCAAAAAGCTTATTAGCCATTTCTTCAGCCGTTAACAGTATTTCGTTCGTCATAAATATGTTATTTTTTTATTAAAGCACCATAGTTTTCGCCAATACTCATGCGAGTTGGAAAACCATCAGCTTCTAATTCTTGTTTAATTTTTGGTAATAGTTTAATATCTTCTTTAGCTACATCCAGTAATATTGAGTCATATGTGTATAATACTATTTTAGTTTTTTTACCATATAGTAGTTTTAATACACGTTGTAATGTTATTGTGTTATAATATGTTTCGTAAGCCTGGATTAGATAGCTTAATATTTTATTTTTATTTGGTTCTTTTATTTGACCAGCCCATATATTAGGGCCACTAGGTAATTTTAAATGGTTAGTATGTTTAAATTCTTTCCATTGTTCATCTAACCACTCATTTAATTTACTAAAAAATGGAAACCATGCATATTCATCTCTAATACCACCATATATGTTTTGAAACATTATTTCTTTAGGTATTTCATCATATGGTTCAATCTCAAATGTATAACCAATTGCTTTAGCAATGATGTGGGGGTGGTAAGCACTATAATCAAATTCAACAAATACATAATTATTTGGTTCAAATGATTCACGTGCGCCGTCCTTAGGTAAAGCGGCGAAATTAACGCCATTAAATGCGTTTGAAGGACGAGTAGTTGTATTATATAAATTATATTGTGTATAAACAGTATTCCCGTAAATCGAATTATCTTTCCAAGTTAATTCAAAATGTTTATTAAACTTACGTGGATCAATACCTATACCATTTTTCTCAATTTGATAAAATACTTCAGTGTAATCAAAATTTAAAAATAAATTATCACCATGCCATTTAGAAAAATATAATTTTTCATTTAAATAATTGTATATATTTTCCCATTTCTCATAATGTTTAGGAATAGGAATGAGTGTATTTAATTCATTTATATAATACTTGTCATGATTAAAATCAATATGTACTTTAGTGTCATATTCTGACTCATCAACATAACCATTAAAATTTATATCAATTAAATTATCACCAGGTAAAAAATATAAATGAAATTTCTTATCTAAAACATAGACAGTATCAATACCACGTATGAATTGTCTAACTATTTCCCAATCTAATTTAAATGCTTCACTATGGTCTATAGGTAATATATAACCTTTTTCTCCATCATGATAATATACTAAACATGGTTTAGTTAAAGATGGATGACGATTATCATTTGTTGTAATAATATTGACAAAACATTTGTTTGATTCTGATTTGTCAAATAGATATTTTAGTTGTTCTTCTGTTTCAACAATGTAATACATAACCTTTATTATAGGCTAAATATAACAAGGTTAACTTGGCTTGCCAAACTGGATTAAGTCTGTAAAATATAGAGATAAGTTAGGTATGAATTTTTCAGCCTCTTGAATTGATCTTTTGTTAGTGTCAATTATACCTGAGGCTATTCTGATATTGTCTTTATAAGTATCATGTAATGGACCTGTTAATTTCCAAGTGACATTAGCAAATTTATATAATGTTTGTAAATCATTACTTTGAACTACTTGATTATATTTATCAGATTTTACCTCAATAAAATCGTTTAATCGAGTACTAATAGTTGGTTTTAATACAAATCGTATGAAATAACCATTATTATAGTCCTGTTGTGTAGGCATTATAAAATCAGCTGTGAATGCTGTTTTAGGTAATGAGTTTGGATTAAGTGTAGAGTAAATGCCTCCAAATATATTAGTGTTAGATGATTGAGATACACTTTCTAATTCAACACTATTACTAGTCCATGTTTGTCCAGTATAAAACTTATTATCAGTAGTTGTGAAATAATATCCACTATAAGCTTGACCATTTGATTTAATAATGAAATCTCCCCCATTAGTAAACCCACTAGATATAATATTTGATACTGGTATATACATGATTAATATATAGAAAATACTTTTCCAGCGTTTAATTCTGTTTTACTTGGTAAGAATTGAGCATCTATACTACTAAAAAATCCTGAATCTACTATATAATTATAATATATTTTAAATAAATCACTATTATTTTTTGGAAATCTATAGTAAAAAGTTTGTGGATCTGTTGTAGATACAAAAAGTCCATCTTGTACTAAAGCATTATTATTAAAAGTATATTGAACACCACCTGTTGGAGTTGTATTACTTTTAGTAAAATCAACATAGTCTGGACTTCTAAACACAAATGAATCTTTTAACCAATCATTAGGTGATGAATTAAGTTTTAATGGAAATGATAAAAACTTATCAAGATTAGATGTTATTACAGGAACAGACACAATTTTGTTTTGTCCATTTACTGTTATTTCTGCAAACGCTCTAACATCATCAAGTGTTTTTAAATTATTTAATTTTGTAACTAAATCAGTATTTCCATCATTAGTTGCTTTAGATATAGCGGCTGGTCTCCAAACATTGGTATAGAATTTAGCTATATCTGGTTCAAATATATCTCCAAATGTTGTTGAGTTAATTTTAGCGTTTTCATATGTGTCTTCATAGCGACGAATAATATTACTGTACCTTCCATAAGTATTGTAAGCAAAAAAGTAATGATCTTTATCAGATTCATTAAAGAATTTAGCTCCAGCATCTGCTAAAGCATCAGTTGTATCTTTCCAAGTTAATGTGCTTAGTTTACTAGTGCTAACATAAGCTTTAGTATATCCATAAACATCTAAAGATATTTTAGTCATATAATCAGCTAATACACTCCATAAAATAACATTAGATTCTCTTCTTTCAATAAGTTTACCTAACTCATTTCTAAGTTTATCTAAATCAACTAACTCTTGTTTAATATTTTCATTATCTAGAAGACAAACCTGAGTTTTAACAGTTGTTACCCAATCATTATTTTGTAAACTATGAGATAATCCTGTTATAATAAATCCTATATTACTAGAGCTATATTGAGACGGTAGTATATTTTTATTAATTTTAAAAATTTGTCCTTGTACTAAACCAGCTATACCATCTAATACTATTTCTAATTCAAAAGGAATAATAGCTTTGAAATTTATATCATCTCCATTTAATTGAAGATAAAATGTTTTTAATAAAGATGAAGCATTAGATATTTCAGTTGGAGTAGGATAAGTTATTTTAGCTAAATTTCCTCCTGTATTAACACCTATACATTTACTGTTAATGTAATTTTGTAATACAATTAAGTTAGTAAATATCTTCTTTATATAATCAAAGTAAGTTGGGTATTTATCATTCCATATTACTTTATCAAGTGCTATTCTATCTCTTAACCCACGGTTAAAGTAATTCTGAGTTGATGAGTATAAATCACCTACATTAGCATTACCTGATTGGGCAGCTATAGCCATCATAGTAGACTGAGATTCAAATACTCGGGATGATATTTTAACATCACGACATATACTTTTTAATCCCAATAAATCAAATTCATATTTTGTTTTACCAGCTCCTTTTTCTAAATATTTAATATCAATTATTTGAGCTGAACTTTTAGTTGTATATAATTGAAAATCATTTATACCACCTAGAGCTTGAGATATTTTATTTAGTAATGTTTTTAAAAAAGATATAACTGAAACATCAGTAGTACCTCCTGACTCAGAGCGATATATTTCAAGTATTTTAGGTATAGCTATAAAAATATTACCTATTTTACCTAAAGTATTATCATCTAAAAATTGTTCATCACTTACAGTACTAGGAATATCAATATAATATGTGTTAGTATTAGGATCATACTTAGTTATTGTTTTAGGTAAAGCACCATCAGTTGGTAAACCTGTTATAAAAGTAGCTTTACTATTATATATAATGCATGTACTTGGATCTACAGAAACTGAATTTTTACTAGCTAAACAAGGTGTATCATTTGGGATTAATATTTGAGATATAGTTTTATTATTAGCATCTTTAAAATTAAAATATAAATTTAAAAGAGCTATAAAATAATCCATTTTAATATACTCAATACCAACACCACTATCTGTATTACCATCTGTTAAAAGAAATTTACCAAAAAATTGAGTGTCTCCATTAGATGGGTATAAAGCACTTTGAATTGTTTTATTATATAATGCTGTTGTTGAACCTGAAACAGCATATAAAGGAGCTTCAAGTCTATTTTTAAAATCATTTTTAAAGTCTGATACTGAATTATTAGTTACAATACTTGATGTTGTGGCAAATTGTCCTACTCTATTTGGATCACTACTATTTATAAACTCAGCTGCATTAATTACAGCTGAATAATTTAACATTAATGATTCAAACAAAGATAATGGTGGAGTAGAAGTTGAAGCATCTAATGTTGACACGAAAGAAGGTCCATTGCTACTTAATTTTAAAGTAGAAATAACCTCACCTCTAGATATTAATACTGTTGTGCATTCAAAACCTCCATTTTCCATTAATTGCCATGAAAAGTTCTTAACATAACCTAACATAGCATCATAATTACCATTTGTTGATTGATTTAATGATTCTATTTTTTTATATACTACTTCATCTGATGTGATATCTTTGGGAGGTGATAATATATCTTTATCATAAAAAATATCAATAGTAGGAGTGTCAAAATTTCTTATAGATACATTATCTAAAGTATTACTATAATCCTCAGTTCCATCATCTTTTTTAATAAATTTACCTGATTGTAGATACTGAGACCATCCCCATTCAAGAAGAACAGAGTAACCTGTTCTCATGTATAATAATTCTAACTCTTCTAGTTGATGTTTATCCCAAGCATAGAATTTAACAGTAGCTTCTCTTAATGAACCATAAGCTGATTTGTTATTTATTTGAATAGAAGTAATACCAGGTAATGGTCTATATCCAAGTGGTCTGTCTCCTCCTAAGTCAATATCAGAAGCGTAAGC